GCTCGAAGTGCTTCGCGCCGTTAGGGCAGTCCGTCTTCAGGAACCATGCGTTCGAGTCCGTCAGGTAGTGGTTAACACGCCACCCCTCAGGAATCGTACCCATCTCACGGATCGCGTTCAGGTCGTTATCGGAAGTACCGACACGTAGCCCGCTGTCCAACACCCTCTTCGCCACAAACTGAAGCGCAGGTGGGATGATCAGCTTGCGAGGGCGTGCTGAGATCAGAAGACCCCGCTCGTCCGTCCACGCTGCGATCTGGATGGTTGCGGCCTCAAGAGAAGTCTCATTGAAGTCCGTTGCTGCTGTGTTGCTGTTCGTGCCACCCGTAACTAGTGGGTGAGACGCGCTGAACAGGGCGACTGCATCACCAGTCAGGTAAGACCCGAACCCGTTGTTAAGCGGATACGCAGCCTTGATCTGCTTGGTGTAAGCCATCGCACGAGCTAGCGCCTTTGTGTACCGCGCAGAAATCGCGTCGTACAGGTTGTCTTCCATCGCCTCTTCCGTGAGCGAGAAGCCTAGGGCAATCGTCTCATGGTTGAAGCGAGCTACGAAGTGCTCCTGCGCAGTGTCGTAGGCGATACCACTGCCCTCGTCCTTAACAGGTGCTGCTCCGAAGCCGGACAGCTTAACCTCTTCCTCGAAGGAACGGTCAGAGTTTTCCTTGTCATAAATCTCAAGGTGCTCGTCTTCGTACTGTGCGTACTCCAGTCCGAATAGAGCGTTAAGCCCTGGTAGTAGTTCCTTGATCTGTTGTGCTCTTGAAATAGCGGCCATTTGTCAGTTCTCCTTAGACGCCAGTCGCGTTGAGTAGCTGGTGTCCTGCCGCATACGTCAGGATCAGATCGGTGTATGCATCACCCGCAGCGCTGAACGGTCCATCCTTCAGGGACACGATCCGTAGTGGTAGGGTGTTGGTGGTGTTGTGTGAGCCACCGTCAGCAGCGTTCTTGCTGCGTCCGATTGCCGTAGATCCTGCGGTCTGAACGACCGGGATGTTCTGGCCAACGTCTGCCGCATCAACTGCTTCATCCGCCTGCATCTCAAAGAGGCAGAACGGGTCATCTACTACCCACGCTACGGCATCGGTTGCAGCGTTAGACGCTGGCCAATACTGCGAATGAGTGGGCTGTTTAGTTGTTGGGTCGGTGTAGAAGCATCCAACAAAGATTCCGATTGGAGTCATTGTCGCAGTTCCGGTGTCCTTTTCGACGCCACCACCACCAACAATCTTCACAAAATCGCCAAAGAAGATACTGGTACTGTAGGTCGTAGCGATCGCATAAGAACGACGCGCTGCCTCCGAAGTACCACCACCCGCAATCGAGCGAATTGGGAGGGCACCAAACGGTGCCGCTGTGGTTGCCATTGTTTATTTACCTTTGTTTGTATTCAACCGGGTGACGGTTATCCGCCACCGAACGATACTCTCGTTTTCCTTTCCTTGAACATAGGTGCCTTATCGTGGGACTGGCTCATCATACTCTGATCGACAGCCTGCATCTGCTTGTTGGCCAGGTCCTCGTGATACTTCCTACGAGATTCCATTAGCTCAGCAGGTGCCTTGCAAAGCAAGAGACCTCCGATTTCGACACATCCCTTATTTCCCCATTCTGACCCATGGTCGCTTACGACCATCAGTTCTGGGTAATCCTCTGAACTTACTGGCTCCCAGCCTTCACGAAACCTCATGCTGACGTTCCGGTTGTCTGACTCGCCAATCATAGATGTCCTGATCCACCGGAAAACCCACCCCTCCTCACCCTTCGGTGTAGGCAGTAGGTCTGGTTGCTTCCACTCCATAGTACGCACCTCGCTATCGCGAGTCGTTCTTGGTGAGCGGTCCTGTGTCGCAGTTTCCATGATTTCGTCCGTAGAAGATGTGCGCGAGTTGTTTTCTTTCTTGGCCATTTTATTCCCCAAGCTCGTCTCTGTAAACTTGCTCAGCATATTGCTTGACCGTCAGCCCAAGTCTCTTCGCGATGTGAACCTGTGACTGTGTTAGCCTGATCTTGCGCGGCTGCTTCGAGCCGTTGTTTCGCGTAGCCGGGGCCACGACAGTATCGACGCGGGTCTTAGCCGCTGGTTGCGAGGCAGTTTTTTGTTTATTGCTTGCGTCACTTTCAG